GGTCCAGCACTTGGTTGGTGCTGTCGAAGAACACGGCTTCCTTGGTGACGGGCACAATCAAGCCGCTCTTGGTCGTGCTGGGCGTCTCCTGCCAATCCTCGCCGACTCCCGCCGTCGGGTACGGCATGCCGGGCTGGATGTTCTCGACATCCGAAGAGGCGAGCTTGCCCATGCCGGGGATCTTTTCGCCATCGAGCTTGGTGGGAATCGTGCGCACCAGCCCGGAGACGACGAACGCCGCCTGCTCGTATCCGTCCATCACCTGGGCGGAAACAATCTGCTGGGTGATGTTCGAGAACGCCGAGATGTCCACGGCGTTGGCGGCCTCAGCCAGGCTCACGCCATCCGACCGCCGCGGGTCTAGATCGCGGACCCAGTCGCGGCCCACGGGCTCCCCGTTGTGGTCGCAGATCAAGGCTTCCGCCAGATCCTTGATGGAGAAGTCCGTCGGAGCCAGCTTCTTCTCTCGAAGCGACTCCGAGAGACTCCGCACCATTTTTCGCGAACCCCCGAGCTTGCCGTGCTGCTTGCGTGCAGCGTCGTACATGCTCTTGAGTTCTCTGTAGTTGATCGTCGCACGCATGGGTTTTCGCTCCTGTAGAAACGAACGGGGGACCGTACGGTCTCCCGCGCGGCCCCCACAACAGGCAGCGAAGGTTGTGGCTTCTCGCGGGTAGCAACTCCCGCTTTCGCCCGGTCGGTTCCGGCGGAAGGCCCGCCGGTCCCGCGTTCTAAAGTCTCATGGTCTCGTTGGTTTCGGATGGGTTGAGGTTCTTGGTTTCGCTCTGGCTTACCGCAGTTGTCCGCAGCCGAGGTAATCGATTCGCAGCGTCTCGGCGTTGGCCGCACCGTTCTTGATCCCGCAGAACGCCTGCATTTCGGTGCAGCCGCTGAACGTCACGTAGTTCGTGGCCACGTGAACCATGTTCCAGTCTCCGGCGCTGACCAGCGTGCCGAGGTAGAATTCCGCCCGTACCTGCGTTGTCGGGAACGGGTGAATCTCGACGCGCAGGATCTGGTAGCTCGCACTGGATGACGTGTGCAACGTCTTGTCCAGCGACACGCTAGCAGTGAGCGCCTTGGTCTCTTGCGTGCTCCCCACACTGGTCTCGATGTTCCAGGTGGTCCCGCCGTCGACCTTGAAGAACACGGCGCCCGAATAGCTCGCGGCCGGACCGCCGCCGTCGTCCAAGAGCGAGTTGGCGGCAACCGCATCCTTGAACCCACAGATGACATTGGCGTCGTCCGTGTTGGCCTCGGTCCACTGCACCAGGAACTCGGCCACGGCCGGCTTCTGGTCAGCGAATTTGTAGACCTCCGTGGCCGTCGCGAGGTAGATTTCGTCGTTGTCGGCTGCTCCCGGGCTGAGAGCGCAGATCCCTTTGACGCCATCGCTGATCGTCACGGTGCCCGCGTTGGTCGCAATGACCTTGAGGCCCGGGGCCGGGAACGCCGCCTGATCGGCCAACTGCAAGGCAACGAGGCACGTTGCCGAATTCAGATCCGCGGTCGTTCCATTGGTGACGGCCAGCTTGACGGCCGAACCAGCAGCCGCGTCGGGCAAGGCCGGGGCGTCCAGGGCGACCGGCGTATCGGCCACCAGGTCGGCAGTGCTGGTCTTGCTGATGGCCGTACTGCCGCCGACCGAGACTACCCAGGCCGACGTGTTGTTGGCGTCGATGCCGGCAGAGTTGGCTGACACGCAAATGTACCCACCCACGATCCGGCTAGCTCGCGGGATGATGCCAACCAGCGTAGCGGCCGTGTCATCGCCTGCGTTCGGGCCAGCGGTCACCGGCTCCAGCAGCAAGCTCGAAGTGTCGGGCTGCGCCGTGAAGTCGCAGAAAAAATCGTATTGTCGCCGGCGCTCGATGCCTTCCGGCAGTTCCAAAAGCTTGGACATGAATCATGTCTCCTGTGAAAGGCCCTTGCGGGCGAGGTGAAAGTCAATTCCTTCCTGGTCGGTCTCCGCTTCGGGAAGCGGGTCGGCCGGGAACGTCGTCACGCCTACGTGGCGGACGTCTAGTTTCTGAGTGACGGCGACCGTGCCCCCGGCCGCCTGAATGAGCCGCGAGAACCGGTAATCCTCGGGCAGGAACTCAACACGCCTTCGGCCGTCGGACGTGAACGTGATCCGGTCCTCTTGTGAGAAATCGAACAGCATGGACCCGTCGGGTTTGCGCTGTTGCCAGAGCGGATTGCGTAGGTCCGTGATCCAACAGCCCGTGTTGGCGAGTAGCCATGTTCTGCCGCCAGCGGTCAGCCAATCGGGCAGGTCAGCCGCCGTGAACGTCGCGGGCAGTCGGACCATTTCCTTGGCCGTGACCCGTCGCCAGTCCCACTTGTCGTCGGGCTGGCCAACAGCAGTGGATATGAGCCGGGCCCGCGTCTTGATGTCGATCGTAGCCGACACGATGTCCGCGCCCGTCGCGATCAACTCGTCCATGAGTACGTCGATGTACCACGGAGGCGGAACCACGTCCGAGTGCTGCATCACGAAATGCGTGACGCCGCGAGGCATCGCGTCCAGAGATTCGGCCCAGCCGTGGTTGAAGTTCTTGCCCAGCGCGGAGTCGTTGCGCGGGATGCACACGGCCTGATAGCGCCGCGTTGCCTCCAAGTTGAACCGCTGCGACGCGAACATATCCGCGTTGCGGCTTCCACTCGGCATGAACTGAAACACGATAGGCTGGGACACGGTGACTCCTAGTGGCTTACTGCGTGATAGCGGCAACAAACTCGTCAGCCGTCTTGGGCAGTTCGGTGGCTCCCTTGCCGCCTGTCTTGTCGCTCTCGCTGAACGACGTGGCCGACCGCGCCTCGGTAAAGCCGTCCTTCGGGATGCTCTCCACGAACGCCTTGCGCTTGCCCTCGGGCAGCAAGGCAATCGCTTCGACCCACGCGGGATTGGCCGGCAGGTGCGATTCCTGCAAGAGGTGGTAAGCAGCCTGCTCGCCTTCGAGCTTCGCCGTCTTGGCCTTCAGTTCGGCCAGTTCGTTTTGAAGGCTCTCGGTGGCGTCGGCACCGGCGGGCTTCTTTTCTTCCTTGGCCGCCTCGGGCTTGGCTTCGAGCTTCTCGTAGCTCTTGAGAATCTCGCTGATTCGCTTGATGCTGGCCGGGATGTCCATCTTGTCGTCGTCCAGCACGGCATTGACCGCCGACTTGAACGCGGCCCAGATTTGATCCTCGGCGGGCAGGTCGCCGCCGCCATCGACGGCCGGCAGATCCACGGGCAGGCCGCCCATGTCTTCCTCGACCAACGCCAGAAGCTGCGAGGCTCGGAAGTCGGTCTTGTGGGATTCCAGGATTTCCTTGAGTGTCTTGCTCACAACGTGCTCCTTATGTTCGGGTTGGTAACTTTCAAACAGACCGCGCGTGGTGGCCGGATCGGCGACCAAGTCCACGGAACGGACAATGGAAATTTCCTCGACCAGGTAGGTGTCACCGACCTGGCGACCACGGCCGAAGGCGCGATGCGAAAAGCCGACATTCTCGGGTGCGTGTTCTGCGTCCCAAACGAACTGCTCGGCGAGTGCGTGCTTGGGGTTGAAATGCAGATCGCCAAACAGCCCGTCGCCTTCGGGCGTGACGTTCTTTAGCGAGCCAAACCGATCGCGGTAGGACCGATCCGGCGGCCCTCCGTCAGGTCCGGCTCCGCTGTACTTGTGGTCGATGTTGACGCGGACCCCCTCGTACAGTTTCGCGGCTTTCTGGATGCACTCGCCGCTGTACTTGCGGCCGTTTCGCGATTCATTGCCGAGGATCTTGACGCGGCGCACGACACCGTTGGCGAGGTCGCTCTGCGACCCGCGCAGGTCGATTCCCTCCACCAATTCCACGCCGTCGCTCTTACTTTGCTTAGACTTCGCCATGATCTCTTGACTCCTATCCCTTGGCCCCAATCGGGCCGCGAATTCGCCAGCGGAAACGGCACCGGCAACCGGAATGCGGTCCAGGCGGGCCGAACGGAAACCGAGGCCACCACGTTGCTCGGCCCTCGCCGTCAAGAGCGTTGCACACCGCACACGTACTGCCGTCGCCCTCCGCTTCCCATTCCGGTTCCAGCCGCATGGAAATAGCCGCCTCGACCAGCCCGGCCGCTGCCGCCTCGCCCCACGAAACTGCTCGTGTGGTCTCGGTAACGCCGATCACGTTGGCACGCTTGACGCCGAACAGCCGGTCGAAGGCGGCTACTCTCTCTTCCGGGGCCGGGGAGTCGCCGAGGTTCTGCATCACGTCGCGGCCCGTGCTGACCATGCCGACCGCCAGAACCGATTGCCAATCACGGCCCCACTGCGCGGCCCGCTGGTCGATCGTCTTGCGGCCGATGCCCACATTGAATTGGTCAGTGAGCCCCACGGCCGCGACAGTGAACGGGGCAGCAAGTGCCGCCGCAATGCCCGGGTCCGTGCGGATCTGTTGGCCGAACGCTGACCACGGGATTGCCACGGACGATTCAGCCTGCGCGCGTTGGCTGGCCAGCACGTCGGCCACCGTGGCGGCAAGTCGCTTTTCGTATTGGGCGCGGTTCGGGAGGTCAGGCATCAGGGGTAGCCCTCCTCTCCGAACACTCGCTTGACCGCGCTCGACAGGTGGTCCTGAAATGACTCGGGCACAGACTGGCCGGCAGAGAATCCACCAGGCAGCCCGCCCACGGCCACGCTGACCGGGGCCGGCTCTTCCGCCACCTGCGTCTCCATCTCGTCCGGCTTATAACCTTCCTCCTGCCGCCACTGCTTGAGCGAAATGACGCGGTTCTGGTACAGCACGTTGCGGCGGTTGGTCTCCTTCTCCCGGTCTCGGATCGCCACGTCCGGCGGCACGGCCTTGACGTCGACGAGCTTCAGGATGTCCGACCAGCTCACGCCGAACTGGTAAAACCGGCCCGCGATGTAGGCGTTGTGTAGCGCCTTCCAGAAGATCCGCAGGAACCGCGAGCCGAAGTAGGCTTGTTGCTGCTCGCAGTAGATGACGAACGGGTCGCCGGCCACGAGGGTACTGGAAAAATTGGCGTTCGACGCATCGCTCGACACCAAGTACTCAGGCATCGACCAGCGTTGAGCGGCACACCGCCACAGGGCCTGTAGAATTTCGATGTACGTGGGCGCGTTCGACTGGCCCATCGGACCCGGGTGATACTTGATCCCGGCCACGTCGATGATCTTGCCCGGATTGAACTTCTGGTAGTACTCGGTCTTCGGCCCGATGGGATGTTGCACTACCTTTGAATTGGTCGCCAGATTGGACCGCATGGACTCGATGCCAGCTTGCCCCGTGCCCTCCGCGTGCTCGCGAATGAAGGCAATCGCGGACTGTAGTTGCCCACCCCGGGCGATGTTCCGCAGGAGCTTGCTGGCGTCCTTCAGCGTGCCAAGAGTCGGGTAGAAATCCGACAGGCCCCGCTTGACCGTGCGCCGCACATTGAGCTTGATATGCTCCATGCGGCCAGCGGGGATGTAGTCCCATCCGTCTGGCCAGCAGACGTGGTAGCCGTAGACCGACTGCACGTCGCGAGCCGCCGAATCCACGCCGTAGGACCAATCTCGCCCGGGCTCAGGCTTCGTATCCGGCGTCTGGATCTGGTCCGCGTCGATGGCCCGCAGTCGCGTCTGGCCGTAGGAGTCGCAATAGAGAGCAATCGGGTTGTCACCGTCCTGGTGAGCGGTAGAGAAGATTTCCCGGTCCAGGTCGTTGTCAAAATCGTTCAGGTCGCGGCATTCGTCGATGACCTTTTGGATTTCCTCCACCAGGCCGGCCGGCGCGTTGACGTCCTTTTCAGCCTCGGCCGTATACGTGAAGCCCGTTCGAATCACGTAGTCGGTGAGCTTCCCGAGGATGCCGCATGAGGTGGGGTCGGCCTGGCAGATAACGCGGGCCGCAAAACGGATGTCGCACAGATCGTGCTCGGACAAGATGAACGAATCGCCGGCACCGCCGAATCCTGGCACGTCATGCAGCCGCTCGCGGGAGTCGATCTCTTCGCCCCAGGCCTCTTCCAGGACGCGGAGACGGGCGTACAGCTCGGCCTCATCGACGAATCGGTACTCGGCCGGCATGTTGAGCGGCGACGTGAACGGCGCACCTCGCACCGCTTCTGTGATTGACCGCCACGCTTTGCCGAAGAGATTGGCCATCTACTGCCCAGGAAAAGAACAAGGGGCCGATGCGATCTACTCGCACGGCCCCCCGACGGGCAGCGAAGATTCGGGCTTCTCGACGGTGGCCAGACCGTCTTCAGCCGCAAGGTTACCGGCGAGATCGGAAGAGCG